AAGGGATTTAAAATATGAGGTATTGAAAAACCTTGATGAATAGGAATAACCTGCGAACTCAAATAGTTTATCAATAATTGTTTTTACATAGACAGCAGGATATTGGTCATAGACATAACTCACCGTTCCAATATTGGATGAATTACCATAATTGATGTAGGGATACACATAACCCTCACCAAGTCCTGTGGCATCATAACTTATTTGGTTCTTGATAATTTGATAATCCCAAGAATCAGAAATGGTTGTCTTATTTCTTGTGTGGTTATATTCACTAAGATCAAGATCAGATATGAAGTAATCCCCAAAGTTATATAGAATGTTTTTTAATATACCTGTAACGATTACCTCATACTCAACTAATCTTTGGTTTTTAATAACCTTAAGAAGTTGCATGTTTCCAACAAAGACCTGATTATCCCCAATTGAAATGGAACAGGGGATCGCTACTTTTGGATTATAACTTGAAACACTAATATCAATGTTGAGTTCAAAGATATTCTTAAAGAACTCATTGTTTTTATTTGTCCCTGGAATGATTATCGTCTTTGAAAATGATGTAGATCTTGTCGTAATATCAGTAATGTCTGTAATCTGATAATTTAACGATAATTCAAGGTCATCGTAAGTATCCAACAACACATTGTTGGCATAGATTTGAAACTGATTAAATGCCATAATTAGAATCTATATTCATTATTACTAATTCTCACATTAAATGTGTATGAGAATAACTGCTCGTTTATATTTTTAAATAACTCAAGTTCCTTTTCTTCAAGGTGGGCTTGAAATAACTTATTATCAGGGGTTTGTAAATATACAGATGCTGACTGCATTAAATCTTCAATCAATTCTCTTTCGAACTCATATAACCAACCTGAATTAAGTATAAATGACTTTCTTGATTTAACATAGAAATTCTTTTCCCCATTTCCATAGTCGTAATATTGAAACGAGTTATTGTCCCATGTTCCAGGTTGTCTGTAATATGTCTTTCTATCTACCTCAACATTATCACGAGACATGTAGATAAATGGATAAGAAATAAATGACCCATACTTATCTTTCCACATAAGGTGATAGATTTCATACATGGAACAATCTGTATTTAATTTAAAACAGATTTCATTTGTTCTTTGGGCTTGTGTAGATGGGGATGTAGCATCATAACCCCACACCGTGTAGTTTGTTACATTCCCTGAATAAGAACTAAATGTTCCACCAACATTTGTATAGTTTGATTGACTAAGTTGAAGTAATCCAACAGGTGAATACCAATCTAAACTATTTGTTGGTTTTGGAACTCTAATAACCCCAAGTAATGTAGATCCATTATAGAAATTATATAATAATCCATCCACATAAGTATTTCCTGTTATGTGAGTTAGTAAGAACATATTTGTATTTGGTTCTATTCTATAACAATTATCTTGGTTCAAAATTGTTGATATGTTATTTCCACTGAAACTTCTCGATTGGACTACATAAGGGTCAAATGCTGTTAGGGAATAATCCTGATTATTTATATATGAGTTATATACACAGAATCCTGTTAGTTTTAATTCTACAGGGTTTTCTGTTATTGAACCATCTGCATATTGGATAATACCTGGTATTTGAACTGATGGGGTTGTATATGGAATATTTGTAATGATCACAACTCCGTAAGTTGGATGAACAAATATTTGTGTGATTGTGGCAGTTGTATTATATTCAGGTCTTGGAACACCATAAGCAAAACCAGGTTCAACAGGTGAAGAACCTTGAAATGCTTTATTTATAACTAATCCATTTGTGGTGACACTAAGAATGGATGATAAACCATTATAGAATGGATAGGTTTGTTGTCCTGTTATTGTTATTTGTTGTCCTGGTAAAAATGAATGTTGGGTTGATCCTGTAAATCCAACTGATCCTGATGAAAAGTAATTATCAAAATAAGGCCATTCAACAACATCTTGAGTTACAACAATTACATCTCCCACTTGAAATGGAACTCCTGATAGGGATGTTGTCCCTGATGAATAGAAACCAACTGAACCACCACTAAATAAGTTGTCGTCAAATTGGAAGGTATAGTTTTGTTCTGACCCACAAAAGATTGAATAACAGAACTTTGTGTCTTCCCCTTCATAAACCAATCCATAATTTTGTGATTGACCTGTTAGATTCTGTGTAACAAAATCCTTTAATGAATTGGATAAATCTATTTTTCCATAACCATCTAAATCGGGGGCTAATTTCCATTTTAATACATTAGAACAAGTAAAGCCAGGACCTGCAAATGGAACACCAGGTATTAAATCTATGGCGAATTGAATTGATGATACAATCTTTTGAACAATGTAGTATCCTGTGAATTGTCCCCCATTGATTGAATCATCTAATAGTATTGTGTCCCCAACTTCAAATAGATGTGGGGTAGATGAGGTTAGAAGGGTATAAACATCGTTTCCAATGTTGATTGATTGGTCTGCCGTAATGGTTACGGTGTTCCAACATACATTAACAATATACTTGAATAAATCTTGTTGATCCCATTGGTTAGAATATATCTTAAGGGGAACTGCCGAGTATGCGGCCATGAATGAATGTGGTTGTGTAATTGCTGATACAGACATAGAAATACTTTTTAATTAAATATTAGTAATCCTTAAGTGTTTTTGTATCCGAAACTCTCTTTTACCATATTTAATATTTCAGTTGTAATGGACTCTTCAAATCTATTTATCCATCTTGACCTGTATTCTATTTCCCTAATTGATTTGTTAATAACATTGGTTGGTTTTAAACCGAATCTAAATATCTTATTTTGTATTGGATAAGCAGCTTCTTCAGGTATTCCCTTAACTCTTGTCCATTGTTTAATAACAGATATTGGTGGTTTCTTTTGTCTATAAGAATAGGGGGTATTATACTTTCTTTGTGTTCCGCTGACCCCCTTATCAACGAACTTTAAATAATCTTCTGATAATAAAGTTAAAGTCCAATCATCACCCTTCTCTGTAACCCTATAGTTAATTGAATTGATTAACTTACCTGTTGCTCTTTTAGGAAATGGTTGGGTTGAGTTCAGTTGTTGTTTTAATGTTTTCACATACAACTTACCGAACTCATCCATCGCTTGTTTTTTAACGAGCTTTTTTGCCACTTTTTAAATCTCTGATTTGATTTTGGAGATCTAAGATCACATTCTCCAAATGTTTAACTCTGTCTTCTAACGATACTTTTTTATCGTCATGGACAACTTGTCCATCTTTAATAATTGTAACTGCCATAATTAAGGTAAATAAGGGTTTTCGGGGATTATACAATTCACTTGTCTTGTTCTTAAAACAATTCGAGCAACCATTCCTGTTGATTTATCTGGGGTCTCATCAATTACGGGAAAGAAATTAACATCTTGTGAAATCAATACACCATATTGTCCCCACTCTTGTTGTATCCATGTAACCAAATCCTGAATGTATTGAATTGTGTCAGATAGAATCTCTTGTGAGTTGTCAGATGGGAATCCATTTGTGTTTAAATAATTCTCTTGAATGTTAATCTTATCCATCATCATAATTGAAAATGAAAAGTCGGGGATTGCTGACTTGATGTTAGATCCTGTTGCTATGTTATTGTCGTCATTTAATGTAACCCACATATAAGGGAAGGTCATCTGTCTTGATGTTCCAATGTCGTAGGTCTCTCCAAAACCAAAGTCCTTTAAAAAGAAATGGTTCTGTTGAAATAATTGAAACCAATTTATTATTTGGTTCAGTGAGATTATGCTTGTTGTTGGCATTATACGCTATTTTGGTCTTTTATGTCTTCCTTGTTTTTAAAGTAACTTAACCAGTTCAAACAAGAAATGTAATTCTTTTCATATATATTATCTTCAGGTTCTTTCATTCGTTCCATTAAAGTATAAACAAAATCTAACCACTTATATCTTTCGTCTAATTTCTTCTCCCTTAGTTTTTTTGTAAATCTTCCTTCAGGGTCGTTGATTGGTCGTTGTTTCTTGTAGAGTCCTTCATATTGTTTTTGGATATATTTCCTCCACCCAAAAAAAAACCGAAGATGTGATAAATCTGTGTGATTGGAAGAGTTAAAAACATTTCCTTTCTTTTCAACATCTCGGTTGTGAATTTCTCATATCTACCTTCTTCATCTTTCTTTCTTAGAAACAAACATAATAGATCCGATAGAATCTTATGAATGTCAAAATCAACTGAATCAAGTAATGTTTCAATTGTGATTACCTCACCTGTTGTAAGTTTGTTGAAGTCTGAATATAGATAATACTTGTCCCCATTT